TGGGCGGCAACCTTCAGGCGTATGACCGGGTCATCAAGATTTCTGGTAATGACCCGGAGGAAAACCGGAAGGAAAGAGAGAGCCTTGCCTCCGACAAGCGGCGTGACCGTGAGACGGATGCGAGGGTCACAGCGATGGAACGAGGCGACTCAATGGGGCATTATGCTATGCCCGGTGATGACCAATTCGACGACGAGGAGACGGAAGATGTTGTCATCTATATGCCTTATACGGAAAGAGATGCGAAACCTGAAGCGGAAGATCCTGTTGTCCACGCCTCAGAGACAGGAACTGTATCTGAGGTGGCTGATAGCGGGACAGTTCCTACCGCCGGTTCAGACCCCGCTCCCCAGACACCTGTGGAAGGCGGTGGACCTGAATGAGCGTAAGGGTATTGCGCCCGCAGGAAGGACCCCAGACCGCTTTCATGGCTACCGCAGCCGACATCTGTATCTACGGAGGAGCCGCAGGCGGCGGTAAGTCGTATGGCCTCCTACTGTCCCCGCTCCGGTATAAGAATGTCGCCGGCTTCGGCTGTACCATATTCCGTAGGAACTTTAACCAGATTTTCTCTCAGGGCGGCCTTTGGGATGAAGCTCAGAAAATCTATCAGGGCATCCGGGGCGCCCACCCTCGTATGTCCCGCAGTATGTGGGTGTTCAAGGACAAGAAAGACCGTGTTGTGTCGAAGGTGTCCTTTGCTCATATTGAGCGAGAGGAAGACCTTGCGAAATGGCAGGGCTCTCAGATCTGCGAGATCGGATTTGACGAGCTGACCCATTTCAGCGAGAAGACCTTTTTCTATATGCTGTCCCGTAACCGCTCCACCTGCGGCGTGACCCCATTTGTGCGGGCCACCTGCAACCCGGATGCGGATAGCTGGGTAGCCAAGTTCATTGAGTGGTGGATCGACCAGGATACCGGATACCCCATCCCTGAGCGGAGTGGCAAGATCCGGTGGTTCATCCGCCGCAGTGAAGTCATCCATTGGGCAGACACGAAGGAGGAACTTTGGGAGAAGTTCGATCTAAAGACCCCGGAGGAGCGTGGCATCCCGAAGTCCGTCACCTTCATCATGTCGAAGCTGGATGACAACAAGGAACTACTGAAGATCAACCCCGGCTACAAGGCCAACCTTGAGGCCATGTCCATCATCGAGCGTGAGCGACTGCTTCACGGCAACTGGAAGATCAAGGCTGCCGCCGGTCTGTTCTTCAAGAGAACCCAGCTTGGAGAGATCTTGGAGAAGGTTCCCCAGGATGTCATCCAGTGGGTACGGTGTTGGGACTTGGCCGCAACCGAAAAGACCCCAGACGGAGACCCGGCGTTTACATCGGGTGTCCTCATCGGAAAACGGAAGAATGGCCGCTACATCGTGGCGGATGTCATCAACAAGCAGATGGCTGCTTCCGATGTCCGAAAAACGATCAAGCTCACCGCCCAGGCTGACAGGGCGGCGTATAAGCGTGTCCGCATCAGGCTCCCGAAAGACCCCGGACAGGCAGGCAAGGAGCAGGCTGAGTCGTACATCAAGTTCCTGGCGGGCTTCGATGTAGTGACCGTCGCAGAAACCGGCAGCAAGGAAGCCAGAGCTGAGCCTATGGCCGCTCAGTGGCAGGCCGGCAACTTCGATCTGCTCTACGGTCCCTGGAACGAGGAGTACCTGTACCAGCTTGAGAACTTCCCGGACAGTAAGTTCAAGGACATGGTCGACGCCTCCGCCAACGCATTTGCGGAGGACGAGACCAAGAATGTCTTTGATGTCGGCAACCTGATTTGACAACATCGAAAAGAGGTGAGAGCAAATGGGCGATAAGAAAAAGCAGCAGGTAGACCGGATGCTGGCCTATGCCAGAGTGCTTGAGAAACAGGCAGGCAAGGCGGTGCGTCCGTACCGTGCTGACGGCTATGTGAACCTCCTGAACAGGTATGGAACATCGAAGGATAGCAGCGAGGCGTACCGCTTTGTACCCGAGGCTACGATCCCGGACGAGTCCCTGACCATGTTCTATGAGGGCAACGGCCTGTTCGCCAAAATCATTGATGCCCCCGCAGAGGAGGCGCTGAAGCATGGCTTCTGTCTGGATGATGTGTCGGATCAGGAGGTGGAAGACTTCTACCGTGAGGCTCTGGATGAGCTGGATTGGGAAGAAACCGCCATGACCGCCATCAAGTGGGCCCGCCTGTTCGGTGGTTCCATTGCAGTCATGCTCATCAACGACGGGCGTGGTCTGGATGAGCCTCTGGACTGGAAGAACATCAAGTCTATTGATGATATTCGGGTGTATGACCGATCGGTTATCCAGCCCGACTATGAGAGTATGTTCCACTACGACCCCAGAGATCCGTTCCGCACCAGAGGCAGCCGCTTGGGTATGCCCGAGTATTACTCTGTTTACAGCCGATACGGCAGCTTCACGGTGCATGAGAGCCGGTGTCTGGTCTTCCAGAATGGCCTCCTGCCCGAGAACTCCTCGAACAGCATCTACCAGTTCTGGGGTATGCCTGAATATGTCCGCATCCACCGGGCGATCCAGGATGCCGAGATTGCACATCGAAGCGCACCGAGGATGCTCGACCGCTCCGTTCAGCCCGTCTACAAGATGAAGGATCTGGCTGCGGAGCTCGCCACTGAGGAGGGCGAGAACAAGGTGCTCAGACGCCTCCAGACCATTGATATGGCCCGAGGTATGATGAACAGCATCACCATTGACAGCGAGGGTGAGGACTACGACTTCCGCTCCTTCCAGTTCGCCGGTGTGGCCGATGTTATCGACTCCGCCTGCAACTACCTGTCGGCTCTGACGAACATCCCGCAGACCATCCTGTTTGGCCGTTCCCCGGCCGGCATGAACGCCACCGGTGAGAGCGATCTGGAGAACTGGTACAACTTCGTCGAGCGCATCCAGAAAAGGATGCTCAAGAGCAACCTCCGGTATCTGCTGTCTGTCATCTTCCAGGCTGGTGTATCTACCGGCGAAGTGGATGAGGTGCCCAAGATCAAGGTTAAGTTCAACCCGCTCTGGTCCCTCAGCGATACCGAGCAGGCGGATCTGGAACAGAAGAAAGCGGCAACCGCACAGGTCAGAGCTCAAACCGCTCAGATCTATGTGGATATGCAGGCCATCGACCCGACTGAGGTTCGCCGCAAACTGGCGGACAGCAGTGAGTTCGATGTAGAGACTCTGCTCGATGAGTACGAGGATGAGGATGAGCTGATGGCGGCATACGCAGGCGAGGAGGCAACGGGCGCCAACCCGGTCAGCATCTTCGAGTCTGGAGATTTCGCTCAGTACGCTCAGGGTGTTGACATCAACGCCCACGCCACCGACCCCGGCTCCGAAGGCAGCGCCCCTGCCAATGCTCCTGCCGCCACGAAACTGCCCCAGGACATGAGCGCAGAGGAAGTGGCCGCAGCGGAACAATCCGGGCCCGAACCGGAACAGATCGCACCTGAAGCGTATCAGGACACCATCGAAGCGACGCAAAAGGCCGCTAAAGTGGCGCAAAACAACGATGCGGATGCAGGCTACTCCAACACCCAGGGAGAAGGAAAACCCTTTTCTGTGGGTGTTCTTGTGATTTCAGAGGGCAAGGTGCTCACGGGCACCCGACACAATGATTTCGGCTACGGTCTGATCTGTGGCCCCGGCGGCCACGGCGAGGAAGGGGAGACCCCTGAACAGGCTGCTTTCCGTGAGACTGAGGAGGAGTTTGGCATCAGCCCGAACTTCCTCATCCCGCTCGGCACCGGCCCTGTTGAGCCCGATACCGGCCTTACCCCGTACCTGTTCCTATGTACCGACTACGAGGGCGAACCTGATTGCGTTGATCTTGAAATGACCAATGCGAAGTTCCGCACCCTGGAGGAACTGGATCAGCTTGCGGCCTCCATGTTCCAACCCTTTGCGGATGGACTTGAGATCCTGAAGACCTGCATTGAAACGGCGTTGTTCTTCGGAGACGACGGAACAGGGATGAACGAAGGCGAGGGCTTTGAAAAGCTGAGCGCCAGTGTAGCCGAAGCCGTGGAAGCGGCAGGGGAGGAGGATGACCATGTTTGAGATCAGCACCGAGCTCAAGGAGCTGGCTTCCAAAGTGATTGCCTCCAGGAAAGGGCTCGACGGCCCTGCATCTCCTGAGTGCCGCATCGCTTACCTGTATTCGGATCAGGCGAAGAAAAGCAGCGGCAAAAAAGTGTTTGCGGATACCGAGAAGCTGAGCGATAAGGTCAAGGCTCTCGTGCCGTATGACTTCGTCATCACTTTCTATCAGCCCAACACGGCACCGCTGACGCCGGAGAAAATGGAGATCCTGATGTACCACGAGCTCAGGCACATTGGCTTCGCCCCTGACGGCAAATGCTCCATTGTCCCGCATGATGTCGAGGATTTCTCAGACATTCTGGAGGACTACGGTATGAAGTGGGTAATCTGAGCTCAAAGGGTCTCGGAACACCCTGCCAAACCCTGCAAAACCTCCGGGAAAGGGGGCAACAGCCTTGAATAATCATCTACACCAAGAGATGGTGCAAAAGGCGGTAAAGGGCAAGTTCTACGGCCATCAGACCATCAAGAGCAAGCGTGTCCCTCAGTACCCGGACTCCGCAGAACGGGAGTTCAAGCGTATCACCAACGGGTATATGCGGCTCCTGAATAAGAC